TGTATAAGAAGTTCTTCTCCTGGTTTGTATAATCTAGCATAAGAATATGTAGGATAAAGACGTTTACCACTTACTTTTTCAATATGTGGAAGAGTATCTAAAAGAACTTGATCAAAAACATTCCCTCCATACATAGCTTCTGATATAGGGCATTGAGTATCTTTTGTTGTTTTACCTTCTTGTATGCACTTATTTAACTCTTTAGTTAAATCTTTACATACATCTTTACTAATAAAATTAGTAAGATGAACATATTTATTATCATTAAAATACTTGACTACATCTTGCATATATTTATCTTTTAAAGTTATAAAATTATATTATACTTTGCTTTATAAAATAAAGCTATCTTTATATTAAGGTTTTGTAGGATAAACTACGTTATCAGGAAAGCTTTCTTGTAATGTTATATCTCGTAAAGCTTGACGATAGGCTATCTCTTCTGCTGTCATTGTTCGATCACTTACTGCCCACCAATCTGTTTCTGCTAATAATTCATCTCTATTTTGTCTAACTAAAGATGCTTTTTTCTCAGAATCACTAATAGGTTCTTTACCAACAATAACTCCGTTTGTAACAGTATCACCTATACCTGCGTTTTCTCCTAAATAAATAGCTCCTATTTCATTTGCAGTGGTTTCATTAGCTACCTCAATTACATTAGTAACTACATTATTTTCTACTATACAATATTTCATTATACTGGCTCCCATTCAATAACAACAACAGTACCTGCTGTACCACTTCTAGTATAAGTCGTACCTACAGGTGCATTAATATTAAAACCAGGATACCCATTACCTTGAGTAGGTGCTACTTCATAAAATTGAGTTTCATTACCTACAACATAAGGAAAATTTGCGTTTTGGCTTTTACTGTATCCTGCTGCTCCTGCACCACCTGTTGCAGACACATTATTAGATGCGTTAGAGTTTCCTCCTGTACCACCAGTACCAGTTGCTGTAGCAATAGCAGTAGTATTAACAGCTCCTGTTCCACCTGCTCCACCAGTTGTATTTACTGCTGCTGCTCCTCCATTTGCAACTACAATATTACCAAAAGAAGAAGCTCCTCCTGGATTACCATTCGTAGTAGACACGTTTGGAGGAGAAGGATTTGAACTAGGAACTGTAACAGTACCTCCTGCTCCAATAGTAATAGGTTGAGTATTACCTGCTTGAGCTATATTAAAAAGAGCTCTAGCTAATCCACCACCACCACCTGCACCATTGTTTCGGTTGTTTAGTGAAACTCCAGTACCACTTCCTACTCCACCACCTCCTACAACAGTAACACTTACTAATTCTGTAGTAGGTTGTTTTGTCCAAGTAGTAGAAGCTGCAAATTTAGTAATTTTAGAAACAGCATAACCACCTCCTCCTGCATCTGCCCAAGAAAAAGTGCCGTCACCATCAGATGTTAAAGCTTGTCCTGCTGTACCATTACCTGTTACATTTAAAGCATCAGCTCCTACTGCATTATCAGCAATATGTTCAGCAGCTACTGCATCATCTGCAATTTTAGTACCATCGACTGCATCTGCTCCTAATTTAGCAGTGGTAACAGATCCATCTGTAATTTGTGTAGTACCTACTGCAGATAAAGTAGCTAGTGCTCCTAAACCTAAATTAGATTCTACAAGTGCTGAAATTTGAGCACCAGTAACCTTTTTACTAGTACCTGCTTCGTTTATCTCAAACTCATTGGCATCAGCAGCAGCCGATGCAGCAGTTAAGTCTGATATTTTAATATTTGCCATAGTTTAATAACTCCTCTTCCATGCTCCGTTAGTGTGTTTATAAATCTTAAGATTCTGAGTCCAAGCTCCATTCCATTTAACATTTGGAATAAACTCTGACCAAAGGTCTCCATCTTTGTAATATGGTTGTGATGTAAAGAATGTTTTAGTTCCATTTCCTACAAGAGTACCTACTGCTACATTACCATATAATGTGGTACTTATTCTAGTATCACCTGCTTCTGTAATTCTAGTATCTCCATTTTCTAGAATACGAATAACATCTTCTTGTCCTGAAGATAAACTACCAAATAAAGTTTTAAGTCCTACACTGGCTTTAGAACCTGTAGCACTTAATGGAGACTCACCAAAACAAGTTCTTAAAGACACAGAAGTCATTGTTCCTGTAGCTGTCATAGGACTTGATGCTACAATAACTACTTGTGCTATATCAGATATACTACTTACTGCAGATAAACTAACTGTTGGTTCTAGTGTGCTGTATCCTGCACTTAGTTTAGAACCTTGTCCACTTAGACTTGCTGCTCCTGTTGTACTTAAGTAACTGACACTAGCTACACTGCCCGAAGCTGAAAGGGCTGATTCACCAACCTCAAATCCCTCCGTAGTTCGTGAGACAGAAGCCTCGGTAACTCGAAAGTCACCACTCTCCGATATTCGAAAACCTTCTGCCATTTATATTTCCTTAAGCTATTGTAAGGTCAATATTGCCAGTTGAGAACTGTAATGTATCTCCGTCAGCTACTGTTTTAGATGCTGTCATAGCACCATGCCATAATAGGTTACCACCTGATGAAGCATCATGAATACCTATGTGAGTAATAGTACCCCAGTCACCACCTGCTGCAGTAAATGTAATGTCACCTGTGTTAGATGTTGTACCACCTGGTGAAGTAGCTGCTGCAAAAGTAACTGCCTGTCTAGAGTAACCATTACCACTTACTTCTGTACCACCTCCACTATCACTAGGTGCTGCTGTGTATAATGCTACATACCAAGCTGTAGGTCTAGTTGCTGTGCCATTAGTCATTAACCAGTCTAATAACAAAGCTTCTGAATGATCTGATAAAGCTGCCATTTATTATTTCTCCTGTTAAGTAATTGTAAACCAAATATCACCATCAGAACCACCTGAAGGTGCACTAGTGCTAACAGTAACACTCTGCGTGATACTGGTATAATTATTGTAAATAGTATTCATAGCTGCTAAATAGTCAACACCATTTACTGTTAAACTTGTTACTGCTATTTGTCCTGCATTTAAAATGTCGTTACCATTTAAATCAAAATCATTTTCCATTTGGTTAGGTTCACCAGTTGGATTGTTTCGATATAGGACTTTGTTATTAAATTCTTGTTCTATAGCATCAAATGAATTATTTAATGCTGTCGTACTAGCGTAACCTGATGCTATATCATTGATTGTAAATTTAGCCATTACGTTTCCTTCTTGCCTCTTTTGTTAAATTAGTTTTAGCAGAAACAACTCTTAGATTCTTTCTACTGTTAGAACCACCACTCTTTAGTGGTTTCTTGTGATCTACTTGTCTTGGATCACCTACTTTTAATCCCATCGCTTTACGAGCAGCATTACGCTTAGCTCGATCTTTAACTCGGTTTGGTTTCTTTTTCTTTTCCCAAGAGAGTTCTTTCTTGTAATCTCTCTTACCATTGGTCATGTATGGCATTACGGATATAGATACTCTGCACCATTGGTGTCAAAGTATTCCTTCATTAAGTCATTTAAAGATTTCTTAGAAGAAGAAAGATCTGTTTGTAATGCTACACGAAGACCATCGTTGTATTCTGTTGGATAACCATTAGTAGCACAGTAAGCTATAAATGTATCCTGTACTGGAAACTTCATCATTTCTTACTCCCTTCGACTACTTTAAGTCCAATTCGTTCCATGTCATCATTAAGTTCTTTAGTTGCACCTGCTTGGATCTTACGTTCACGTTCTAGTTCTGCTTTAGAAGGACGACCTCGTTTAGAGACGTATCCTTTATCAGCAAGATACTTAGCAGCATTGATACCCTTAGCATCGTTATCTCTTGATGCGTGCATCATGGCTTTAAGAGCTTGTGCTTTGATACGAACATCTAGTTCATCTCTCCAAGACTGGATGTAATCTTTGAGCATCTTAGACTCTACGATCTTTAACCAGTGGTCCCAAGATCCAAAAATATCTGTGGCGAACTCATACTCAAATCCTGGGACATGGTCATAAGTTAAGTATATCTGTTTCAAAGAAGGGTAGACTTTGCCTTCTTTTTCTACATCATGGGGTTTGAGCGTGAAAACAGGTTCCACATGATCTGCAGAGAATTGACGAAATTCCCAGAAGAGACTGATGGTCTTGAATTGACCATCTGAAGTCAGCAGATGCTGTTTGTATTTGTTAATGTCCATGAGAGTGATATACGTTATTAGAGTCTACCTTAATAGTATACCACAACTTTTAAAAAAAGTCAAGAGGTATTTGTTAATTAGTAGAAGGAATGTGAAGTCTGACATCGACAGACAGACTACTTGCCTCAAGAATATATGTATAATATATTTATATTAGTTATATGATATAATTATATAATCATGTAATTATTTAATAATTCTTTATTACATAAATATTGTAGCATACTTTCAAAGAAAAGTCAATATGGTTCTGATTTATTTTACTTATCACCTTTAGTAAGCGAGCTTCGAGTCTCTCTAGACGAGAGA